GTAATAGGGCATATTAAATCGGTACGTTATGGCATTTGATTATAAGCAAACAGTAACAGGCTCAGAGCTTGCAACCCTTTTGGGGCTTAGTGATCGGCGCGTTCAGCAATTAGTGAAAGAGAACGTCATACGCAAGGCAAAGCGAAACACATTCATCCTGATTGATGCCGTGCAGGATTACGTTAATTATCAAGCCGGTAAGAACCTTGGCAACTACTCGAAGGGCGAGAATTACCAAGAAGAGAAAGCGCGCCTGACTAAGCTACAAGCTGACAAGGCGGAGCTTGAGGTTGAGTCGATGAGTGCCAATCTTGTCCCGGCTGATGACGTATCGCGGCACTGGTATCAGATCATCACTGATTGCAAAAACCGATTGCTAACTGTTCCATCGAAGGCTGCACCGATTGTGGCGGCTGAGACTGAGGCGGGTATGGTTCAGGACATTATTGATGACTTAATGCGCGAGGCGCTTGAAGAGCTTACTGAATATGAAGCTAAGTGATGCGCGTGAATTGCTATTGGCTGGAATGTCCGCTTGGAGTCCACCGCCAAAACTTAACGTGGCAGATTGGGCTGATGCTGAGAGACGGCTTGATTCTCAGAGCAGTTCTGAGCCTGGCCGCTGGTACACATCGCGGGCTGAATACCAAAGGGGGATAATGAATGCTTGCAGTGATCCCACAATCAAAGAAGTCGTTGTTATGGCGGGAGCGCAGCTTGGTAAGACTGAAGCGATTCTCAATATTATTGGATATCACATTGATAACGATCCGAGTCCAATTCTGGTGCTACAGCCGACGCTGGAAATGGCTCAAGCATTTAGTAAGGATCGTATCGCTGCGGGGCTACTACGCTCGACACCTTGTCTGCAAGATAAAGTCAAAGATCCCCGAGCGCGTGATTCTGGCAATACGACGCTTCACAAAGTCTTTCCAGGAGGCGCGATTACTATCGTTGGTGCAAATTCTCCGGCAGGTTTGGCGAGCCGCCCCATAAGAATCGTCTTGTGCGATGAGGTTGATCGCTATCCAACGTCTGCTGGCTCTGAGGGCGATCCGATACAGCTGGCACGCAAGCGGAGCGCGACTTTCTGGAATCGCAAGGTGATTATGGTTTCAACACCCACCAACAAAAACTCATCACGCATCGAAGAGGCTTTTGAGGCGTCTGACAAGCGTTTTTACCATGTGCCCTGCAAGCATTGCCACGAGCCGCAGGTGATGAAGTGGGCGAACGTCCGCTGGGACGATGGAAACCCCGATTCAGCGCACTATGTGTGTGAGCATTGTGCCGTTATGTGGACTGAGAGTGATCGAATTTGGGCTATTCGCAATGGTGAATGGGTTGTGACACAGCCAGAATCGAGCGTGGCGGGCTTTGCTATCAATGGTATGTATTCACCTTGGACATCACTTAGCGACGCTGTGCGCGAGTTTCTGAGCGTCAAAAAGAACCCTGAACAGCTAAGAGTATTCACAAACACGTATCTTGGCGAGACTTGGGAGGATGAAGGCGAGACAGTGGACGATTATGAACTGTCTGAACGTCGCGAACAGATGCCAAACGTGCCAGATGATGTGATTTTGATGACTGCGGGCGTGGATGTGCAGGATAACCGGCTTGAGGTGTCGATAATCGGCTGGGGACGCGATGATGAGACGTACGTGATAGCGCACGAGACGCTTTACGGCGATCCAAGCACTCCGCAGCTGTGGACTAACCTCGATTCTGTCTTAAACACGCAATTTGAGACGGAATCAGGCCGACAGATAGCAATTCGCGCAAGTTGCGTGGATTCGGGCGGACATTTTACGAATTCTGTGTATGCGTACTGCAAAAAGAACGCACCAAGGCGCATTTTTGCCATCAAGGGCGTTGGTGGCGAGGGAAAACCGATTTCAGGGCGTCCATCGAAGAATAATATCGGTAAATGTCTACTTTTTCCCGTTGGCGTAGACACCGCAAAGGATTTGTTATTCGCCAGGATGCGAATCAAAGAGGCTGGGCCGGGTTATATGCACTTCGCTAATGCTTTAAATGATGAATACTTTCGGCAACTTACGGCTGAAAAGATTGTGACTCGCTTCCACAGAGGCTTTAAAAAGCGTGTTTTTGAGAAGATTCGCCCGCGAAATGAGGCGCTCGACTGTATGGTGTACGCATTAGCGGCATATGGTATATTAGGGGTGAATGTCAATGCCCTTGCTGACAAACTGGAAAACGCGCAAGATGCGGTTGAAAGTAGTGAACAAGAGCAAAGACAAACCTCTTACCTCCAGCGTGGAAAGCCGCGTGGGAATTTTGCGACATCATGGCGATAGAATATGGCGAACTTATTTCTTGCTGCGAACGCTCCAGAAGGTGAACCTGATGAGATCGTTGTTGGCGACTTCATACAATGGAAGCGATCTGATATCGCGCAAGATTATCCAACTTCTAGCGGCTACACAGCCGAATATGTGGCAAGAATTACAGGTGGCGGTGCCTCCGAGATCAAAATAGCACAAGCCGCTGGTTCGACTGATAGTTATTACCTTTTTACCGCTGATAGCGATACAAGTGCCGACTTTACTGTTGGCAAGTATCACTGGCAGCTGGAAATCACTCAAACAAGCTCAGGAAACCGCATTGTTGTCGATCTTGGCGATTTCACTGCCATCCCTGATATGGATAACAACCAAGCTGATCCCCGCATTCACGCTGAGATCATGCTGACTAAGATCGAATCGCTTTTATCCGGCAAAGCCGACTCAGATGTTGCAAGCTATTCAATCGCTGGGCGCTCGCTTACCAAGTTGAGCTTCAGCGAGTTAGTTGAGGCGCGTGATTACTATCGTCGCGAGATTGTGCAACACGAGAATCACGAGTTGGTTAAGCGTGGCAAAAAGAACGGCTCGACGATTCAGGTGAGGTTTTAAATGGCTCTGTTCGACTTTTTGAAATCTAAACCTGATACAAAGAACAAGACTTTCAAAAGAGCGTATTCAGCGGCTAACACAGGCCGTTTGTTCGCTGATTATCGAGAGTCAGAGCGCTCTGCTGATAGCGAGCTTTATCCAGTTATTTCGCGTATGCGTGCAAGATCACGGGATCTGGCGCGTAACAACGAATACGCCAAGCGTTATCTGTCGCTTCTCAAGACAAATACGGTTGGGCAGTACGGTGTAAAGCTACAAGTTAAAGCACTCGATCCCGCTGGTGCGCTAGATCAGCCAGGGAACAGTGCTGTTGAGCAAGGTTTTAAGGCTTGGGGGCGCAAGGGGAACTGCACGGCGGACGGGAAGATGTCCTGGATCGACGTGCAGAAGATGGTTATTGAGAGTCTGGCGCGTGATGGTGAGGTTTTCATCATCAAGCATCGCGGTAATGACTTTCATGACTCGTTTGCGTTGGAATTTATAGAGCCTGATCAGGTAGATGAAGAAAAGTCTGAAAGATTGTCGAATGGCAATGAGATCCGCATGGGCGTTGAATTGGACAAGTTCCGAAAGCCTATCGCGTACCATTTGCTCACGTATCACCCCGGTGATTACGACTTTACGACGCAAACACGCACTCCTAAGCATCGTCGCATCCCTGCTGATCGCGTTATTCATATATTTCAGCCTTTGCGCCCCGGACAAACTCGCGGTGAGCCGTGGATGGCCCCAGCAATGGCATCGCTTAAGCAGTTAAATGGCTGGCGTGAGGCATCAATTGTTGCGGCACGTATGGGCGCATCTAAGATGGGTTTTTTTACGAGTCCATCAGGTGACGGATTCGTTGCTGATGAGCTTGATGGCAATGTTCCTATCATTGACGCTCAACCTGGAACCTTTCACCAGCTTCCCAACGGCGTAGATTTCAAGACGTTTGATCCCCAGTACCCTAACAGCGAATTCGACAGCTTCCATAAATCGGTGCTAAAGGGCATCGCATCGGCGCTCAATGTTTCTTATACGTCACTGGCTAACGATCTTGAGGCTACGTCTTACAGTTCTATTCGCCAGGGCGCGCTTGAGGAACGTGATTACTACCGTAACCTCCAGCAGTTCATGATTGATCACTTTGTCCGCCCTGTGTTTGAGGCATGGCTTGAATCGGCACTTGAGGTGCAAGGCGTGCGCTTGCCGCTGTCTACGCTCGATAAGTTCAAAGGCGCTGCTGAGTTCCGAGGCCGCGCATGGAACTGGGTTGATCCACAGAAAGAGATGAATGCGGCCATTAACGGAATGAAGGCTGGCGTTCTTAGTCTGCAAGACGTGGCGAGCCAGTACGGAAAAGACACTGAAGAGCTTCTTGCTGAGATTCAGCGTGATAAGAGCTTGATGGAACAGTTCGGCGTTAAGTATGCGCTTGAGCCTTACGCGGCTATGATGATGCCGGTGGTTCCCGAGGTGACTGATGGCGACGTATAAGGGCGAGGAAATAAATACAAAACCAACGGAGGCGATGGCAAACAATGCTAAACGCGGTTTGGAATGGCGTGAGGAATTTGGGCGTGGCGGTACTGAGGTTGGCGTCGCTCGCGCTCGTGATCTCATTAACCGTCGCGATCTCAGTATCAATACTGTTCGGCGTATGTATAGCTATTTTGCGCGACACACTGTTGATAAACAGGCCGAAGGATTCAGTAGTGGAGAGGAAGGATTCCCCAGCGCAGGACGAATTGCTTGGGAGCTTTGGGGAGGAGATGCTGGAGAGTCTTGGGCAAACAGAATCACGCAAAGACTCAATTCACTAGATGATCGAACAAACGATGATGAACTAGATGAGCGA